ATTAGGGGTGTCAGGTTGAGAGATAAGAACCGCGAAGGGTGCGGTTGCCTGATGGCCCTCAAGGAGGGGGCAGAGACATGTTTGAGAACGTTTTTGACGCAAGCAAGATCAATTGGCAAAATGAATTGTTCAATGAGGGTATCGGACATGGCGGCGGGGCTGTGGCCTACATCACCGCAATGGTTGGTGACGACTGCCTAGAGCTCACGATCCGTGGTGACGGCCACCATGCTAGCACCGCTGTGGTGAAGGTCACCGATACCGTTACCGGTTTTAAGTACTGGCTTGACGGCATGGATAGCGGGTTTAACGGGTTGTTTGTTGGTGGGTTTGATGTGTTCGAGCAGGCGTTCAATGATGCGGTGTTGGATTTGGAGTACTTTCTGATCGACTAGCCCCCTCGCCCCCAACCGCTACCCCCACCATGTGTGGGGGTTTTCACATTTGTTGACTTGGGGCCTAGGTGCGTGTATACTATGAGATATAAGGGGTTGATCCTCAAGGCCAACCAAAAGTGTTGGCACCCCTGGTCGCATGGAGGTGACACACATGTTCGATATCGAACACGCACACAATGCTTACGATCCCAAAACAATTTGGGAGAAGCACTTTGACGAATTCATCGTGCGCCACTATCACGATGGTGAGTTCGGCTCCCCTGAATGGTTCAATAAGGAAAACATCATCAATGAGTTAGGTTTTGTCGATGATGATGGGGTGTACCGTTTCAACTTCTGCCCCTGCACCGAGGTGGGGCGGGAGCGCATTCATGAGGTGATCCTATCACAGTGGTTCTTCTCACGGGTGTGGCGCCACCGCCAAAAGGGTGTGCCAACCAGGTGTGATAGTAAGCTTGAATATGTGCTCACGTATTCATTCAACTATTTTGGCAGTGTTGTTGCCGAAATGGATTTGTGGTTCGATAAGCCCCAAGGCGATGAGGGCCTGGGTTTCGGCGGCGCCCTGCTTCGTGGTGTTGCCCCAGCCCCGCACCCGTGGGCTGGTATGCGGTGGATCACCAATGAGGCATACCCCACTTCGGGGGATTCGGATTTTCTCGATGTGCTGGCCCCGTGGTGGCGTGACGCCCTAGCGGATTTCCGTGATGTGCTGGTGGCTAGCCGCAAACGCGTGCGGTAGCGCATAAACGAATAGGCCCCCCGCCTTGATGGTGGGGGGATTTTTGTTGTGCCGTCATATCATCTATGCAAACACCCGGGTTCTGCGACCTGGGCAAATGCCGTCTATGGGGTCTAGCGGCCCCGTAGGCCGTGCAAACCCTTCAGATGATTAATCATATTAAGGTGTTGCTGTTCGGGGCTTAGGGACGATGTGAGGAAGTGACTTGTTTCACAACCCCGCCCCCTGCGATAGGTTGGGGCACCGGAATACATAGGCGGACCGAATCGCCCCTGGTGGTCCGCTATCGCCTGCAACACCCCGGGTGGTAGCGGGGGCGATGCTGGGGTTGTGGCGGGTGGCACCCAATCGGGGTCAGGCAGATAATCACACCCCCCATCTATGCGATTCGCTATCACCCGCGGGGCATCATCGCTAGGGTCAGGGGTGGGGTCACCCCGCCAGGGTAAAGCTTACCCCGCCAAAAGTAATGGGGCACCCCATTAATATCAACAATCACAAAAACTCCTTAGGATCAATAAGTAAAGACTTCGCCAACTCGCAATACTCCCCCACCAACTCGATACCCACGCACCGCCTGCCGCGGTTCTGGCATGCGCGCAAAACCGCACCCGACCCAGCGAAAGGGTCGCACACAACCCAATCCTTCGGTACATAATCGAGTAAGTGTTCGATCAATGATACCGGCTTGGGTGTGGGGTGGCTGGGGCGAAGCCGCTTAGAGGAGGAGGGCATGCCATTATGCAAGATGAAGTTTGGCCCCCGCTTGCCCACGAAGCCGCCACCCAAAACATAAATCTCTTCCACCACGCTCCCCCACGGGCAGCGCAGGTCCCCGCCGCCAGCACCAACATTAGTTTTGCACCACTGAATCGTGGTTTTTACCCCCCGCGGCTTAGGGGCTTTCCAGCTGCCGAAAACCAGGGCGGGCTTCCCGCCCCACGCTTCCAGGATTGTGTCACGCGCCACAGTGTCCAGGTCCCCCGCGATGCGGTTCTCGCCCCCGCGGGTTTTGGGCAGGCGCTTTCTGGCGGTGGTGAAGTTTGTGTGGAAGTCGATTCCGTAGGGGGGGGGTCAGTGATGAGCACATCGCACTCCCCGAGTAGGGGGAGGAGTTCCCCCGCGCAGTCCCCATGGTATAGGGTGACCAAATCGTTACTATAGTATTCCAATATTATTCCTTTCTATGCGCATAGGCAAACCCCCAACCCGAAGATTGGGGGCAACCGATAGGATCAACTACTCACTGAGGGCATCATCAAAAGCCTTAGCCTCTGACATGATCTCGCGCGCCTCACGAAGCTGCACCTCGGGCGACACCTCCGACTGCTCGAACAGCTGTTCCAGCAGTTCGGCGTCACTGATCGAATCGAGCGTCACACGCACCAGGCAATCGCCCTCCTCATCATCCCACAGGATCAGGCTATAGGTGATAAAGGTTTGGGTGATGGGTGATGCGGTGCTCCACTCGATCTTGGTGGACACCTCAAGCGTGTGGTGTGCGTTACTGAGCTCCTGATCGAAGCCCAAGCCCATATCGCCGAAGGTCAAATTCTGTTCCTCGATGAAAGCAAGATCGCTATCATCGTATTGGGCTAGCAGCTGGCGAATGATTTCGATGATGGAAGTTTCCATGTCTCTGCCCCCTCCTTGAGGGCCATCAGGCAACCGCACCCTTCGCGGTTCTTATCTCTCAACCTGACACCCCTAATTATACACACAACCCAAACCCCCGTCAACCCCAAACCCCCAATTCTCAACGTGAACATAATCACACCACCACAACTTGACAACCCACCCACCCACATGCTAAACAACACATACTATGCAACCCAACACATACTATACCATCACATAGTATCACAAACACAACCAATAATAGGGGTCACCCCAATCATAACACTACCACACCCAAACCCCCTTTCGCAAGCCCGCGCGCAGTGAAACCCGACACACCAATAAGCGAAACCAACCACAACCCCCCACCACAGCAGTCACCCCCACCAACACCCCCAAACCCCACACCCGAGTACACAACCACCCCCATTCGTTCACCCCCAAACATAGTCAACCAAAAGCATTAGGTCGGCAAAAGTAAACTAGTTAGCCCCCCCTAAAAAACCCAGGCCACGGCCCCGGAAACCCCACCCCCGGCTGGGCCGTCCCCCCTTTTTTTTGCGCGCCAAATTGCAAAAGTTTTCGGCCCCCAACCAATCACCCCCCGAAACAGTTTCGCCCCCGAAACGTAACCCCCTTGGCCCCCTAGCCCCTTTTGTTCCCCGTTTCCCCTGGCCCCCTGCTGTTTTGTTCTATGCTTTTATTGTAGCTGGGGAGGGTGGGGGTGTCAAGCTGACCGACTGTGTTTGTGGTCACATCGGGGTTTGATTAGGTGATGCTATGGGTGTGTGCGTATTATGCGGTGGCGTGTATAGAATGTGTTGTGGCCTGGGGTTTAGCACACGGGTGTGGTGGTGTCAAGCGGTGGGGGTGTGGGGCTACTCACATTTGGGGTTTCGGGTGTTTTTGCGTGTTTTTGCGTGTTTTTTTCGGGAAGTTAAATAAACATCGCGGCGGCGTTGTTTGTTTAAATTCGTTTCTTTTGATGCTTCACCCCCAGGTGGTAGTGGTTTTGCTGCACACGCGAACTGAAGTGTGCAGCAAATGTGCGAAACACCAAAAATGTTGGTTTTCTACTTAAAAGGAAAAGCAAAGATGATAAGGGGTCAATGAGGGGGATAGCAGGAATGATGATGAAGCGAAGCGAAGAAGCGAAAGCAGAAGAGAAGCAAAGCAAGGAAAGCAGGAATGATAATCATCAATCATGCTAGCATCAATGCTGATTCTTCGATCTTCTTCTCTCTGCTTCAAACTCTACCTACTCACTGATCTTGCTGTTTCCCCTGCTCATCATGTGTTTTCGCTTCGCTTGCGTTGGTCTTTGATGTTCCGCTTGGCGGGTGTGGCTTTCCAGATGAAGCGGTTTGAGTTGATCGTAGGTAGAGTTAGCCCTTAGTGAGAGAGCTAACAGAAATCAAGGAAAAGTCTTTCCGTCAGAATGGGAATCGTTTTCACGCGTATATCGTAGCATGTCGTACAGTTGTTGTCTGTTTCACATCAGGGCCGGGCGTGTCCCTAAAATCATCTGCCATCTGCTTTTTAGTCGTCTGTGGTAGAAATCACTTCTGTGTGAGTCCCGCGCCGGGCCTGCCTTGACCGCGGGTGTTTTAGGGTCGGTGAGGTGATCCGGCTCTAACCCGGGACGACCACGCTAGTGGGGCGTGTCACATGTGTTACTCTACATGCGCGGAGAGTGAAATTATAGTATCTAGCAGCATCTTTGTAGTCGTATGCTGTGTTTTGATGTTTACTATATCATGTTTATCGTTTGTTGTCAAGTGTTTGTTACATGTTTTTTGAAAGTTTTTCGTCGTTGTTAGCATTGGTGCTTTCGTGTTTGGGGGCGGGCCGGGTTTTTGGGTGGTTTGGGTTGGTTTGTTTCCTGCTGGTTTCGTGTCTATGCCCCCTAGCTTCGCGTGTGGCGGCTTGTGGCGTGTGGTTGGGGTGTTGGTGTGGGGTTGGGTGCGAAAGGGCGTTGGTGGGGCTGCTAGGCGTGTGGCGGGTTTCACACTTGTTTGGCTTGCGCTGGGGTGTGGGGTGTGTATAATGAAAAGTGTCCGGTTCAAAGGAAAGCCCCGCCAAAGAGGTGGGGGCCGGGTGAGGGGTAGGAGGCCCCAAAGATCATGGAAAACATTTTCGATATTGTGGTGGACGTCAACCTCACCATGGACGGCTGGGAAACCGCACCAGTGGAAACTGACATCGAGGAAGGGATACGCCTATCCTGGACTCGCACGGTCGGGGATTACGAAATTCTCATCTGGGCAACCGGTATTCTCGATGAATACGATCTCGGCCTAACCGTTGAGCACCTCCCCAGCGGTGAAATTCTGGAGCTGGAAAAATGGGATGAGCGTGAGCAGATCGACAAAATTTTGGGTGGCAAACTATGGTTAATCAAGAGCATGTTTGAGGATGCGGCCATGGAATGGCTGGAAGATCACTGCTACGATGAAGAAGGAGAGTTTTAGCCATGAAAGTACTCGACCATGTGCCCCCAACAATGGAAACGTTTGTCAAAAACATTCTCGAAATGGTCGACATGCCAGCTTACGGCAGTAACATGCTAATTTACTGTCGGATTCAATGGTGACGCCACTAAGCCGTGCCAGTATCAAACCCTGCTTGTTCGCCTTGATATCCGTGAGCTGCATCACGAAGTACGCATCGAGTGGGAAACCACCATCGGGGAGATCATGGAGCCCCAAGGCCTGCGAAAATACTGGCCTGGCTGTATCCCCACTTTGTACAGCCTCATTGCCCAAACCTACCTGTGGTCGCTGGGCCGCCCGATAGCTGCCCAGCATTTGCAAGACTTTGTGATAACTGTCACAGAGTGATTAAGAACACATTCCCGGGGCTGGTGATACTGGCCCCGGCTTGGTATAATAAAAAGCATGAAGAAAGTTGATGAAGAACTCGCCAAACAGGCATGTTTTGCCCGTTTGAGCTTGTGGGATATGGGTTTGGATCCGTGGGCTGGTGGTTGGGAGAAGTGCTTTGAATGCTTATCTGCCCCCTTTTTTCCCACCAAGCATGTCATGTGCTACAGGTGTTATGCTGGCCCCCGCATCATTCTTGTTGGCTGCGTTGGTCTCCCTGATGATTTTTTCACATTCATTGATATTCGTGACCTGGATAACAATTATCGTTTGGCCACGGTGAACTCGGAGGAGGATGATTTTATTGTCGATAGGATTCTACATGGGAAGCGAAGCCGGCTGGAGAAAGAGTTTATAGCACACATGGAGGAGTGTAAATGATTAATCCCCGAAGCATCGAAGAGGTCAAGGACATTCTTCTTGCTATGGCTTCACGGATAGACCTTTGGGATGGCACATGGAAGCAGAACAGCTACGCCGAGCCGCTTTCTTCTGATGATGGGTTTTGGTACGGATTGACGTATAAAAAGCGGTTTGGCGAGTATGAGGTATCCATCGGCTGCGAAGGCAAAGATGATAATTACGTCACTTTCATTGATATTTACCACGAGGACAGTTCAGCCAAAGTTGTTTTTGCGGAAAGTCCCGAGGGATTATGCTTGATTGATGATATCATTTCGCGGCATGCGCGTGAATGTTTGGAGGAGGAGTTTCGTGATCGTGCCTGGTAGCATTAAAGTGATGGGGCGAATCCCCCACACAATGCGTAATTTCCTGAAGAAAAATATTGGTGGGGGTGGTGTCCTGAGATACGGCGGTGTCAATAACCCGCATGATCCGATGAGCGATTTAGGGGTGCACAGGACTGATACCTGGCCTATCCAGGGCAGTATCAGGGGTCAGGTCACGCTGCTGGTATCGGTAGAGTTTGATGTGATGACGCCATTCGATGAGCAGGAAATGGAAATTATCATGAGGGTTCACCAGGAAGTTAGGGGGCGCGTCTACCGGCCGGTTTTCCGGTGGCACATTTCTTACGGCAAACCCGCGGGCGATGATCTTCTAGCGGTCTGGCCGGAGGCTAAGAACGTGCTTAACAAGTTTCTGCACCAATGCTACACGCTGCGCCCCGGGCAAATAATCCCATATGATGGGTACACCCAAGCGGAGGTTGCGGAGATTGGGAAACAAAATCTTGAACGAATGCAAAAAATCTTAGGAGGATTTAACTAATGGAAACATTGTAAGAATATCAGGCTGGCATACTTGAGCGGGTGGAGAATTTTCCCCGCGGTGGGATACCGGAGTGGGTGGAGGCACAGGTTTTGCTGCATGAGGTTGACGCTCTGGCCCGCTACGGCTACCCGATTGAGGGTATGAACGCAAGCGACTACGCGGCTTTGGTGGCGGCTGTCACGCCCCCGTGGCATGCTGCTAAAACCCCCGTTGAGGCCGCGCAAATCATGGCCGCCAATATTGCCGTAATTTCGGGTGGTTCGATGAGCCCGAGGGAAATTAGTCACATGCGCAGTGTGCTGATCCCCGAGTCGGAAGTGATTTTCCGCCTGATGCCTGATGGTTTTTTTAAGGTTCAGTTTGCTGCTAATTTGGTGCTTGTGCTGGAAACCGTGGATGAGATTTTGAAAGGGTCGCTATGAACATGAACATTGACGAGTTTAAGGAGCACCTGAAAAAACAGGTTGATGTTTTCCCGAAAGCGGGGGTGCCGGATTGGGTTGTTGCCACCCCCTTGCTGCTACAGTTGTCCCTGCTGAAGGATGCGGGGCAGGATGTGGGGGTTTCGGAAGAAAAGCTCCGGTTCCTAGCGGGAGCCGCGGTGCCCCCGTGGTTGGGGGAGTCGGACCCTGCGAAGATTGCGGAAATGCTTATTGAAAACGCGATGGCTGTTTTCAATAATTTTGATGATTTTGATGTGTTCACTTTTGCGCATGGGGTAATCGTACCCTATGCTGAGGCGGTAATCCCCCTGCTTTCGGATGATGATTTAGTGCATAGGCTAGAGCATGCTGAGGGTGTTTTGTTTGATGCTATCGCCTACGAATGCTAGCATGTGACCAGTATCACCAACAGTTTCCTGGTTTAGACTTGCGGTCTAGGCCGGGGATTGTTATAATAGGGGCATGGTTAATATTAATTGGGGCGCGGCGATGACAGCGGCACAGGAAGGCCGTTTGGCAGAATTTTTCGCCCGCGTGTTGGAGCGTAAAACGCCTGATGGGAAAGAAAAGATCGCCTACCGGGTGGATGGTTTCACGAAGTTTGCGGAGGGCGTGTTTCGCACGTTTGCGGAGGGCAACGAGCATCTTTTGGGGGTGAATGAAGGTCTGGCCACACTGGATGTGATTCAGGATGTTGCAAAGTCTGATCTTTCCCTGGAAGAGTTTTTAGCCAAAGTTAAGGACTGCCACGCGACCACCCTGTTCTTTTTCCGTGAGGGTGAAAAAATTGATGACCCCGAGGACAACCGTATCGCCACACGCCTGTACAAAATTGCTTACGAGTTCCATATGGCATATTTGAAGGATTATTTGAAAGGGGAAACTAAATGACCGCAACGTATCTTTATGCTTACGAGGGTGAGGAAGATCACTATGATGCTTTCCTGGATGAAAAGTATTGGGTGATTGAGCAGCTGCGCAAGAAGCACTGCCCTGAAACCCCAAAGGAACTTTTCAATGATGACTACGCTTACCATCGCCTGGTTGATGATGAGGCGGAGAAATGGCGACTACATTACTGGGGTGATGGCCAGGATGAGGTTATCGAGGTTTTGAAGCAGTCGGATATCCGCTACCCCAATAATGGGGGTGGGTTCACTAAGGTGCAGCCTGGCCAGATGTTCTTATCCCGTGGTGATGATGTTGTTTCGTTCTATGGTGAAAAATCATTGGTTCGCCGAATCAGTTTCATCAACCCGGACCTGGATGTTCCGCACAATGACCACCCGTATATCGCGTTCCATTATCTGCTTGTTGGTGATGTGATCGGTGAGGGGAAGTTCATTACCACTTTTCATGGTGGTTATTCGCGTGAGGATGAGGGCGTGCCGGACACTGCGTGGACCGGGCTGGGGATCAGTGATGGTACCGAGGAGGGCGTCAGCCAGTTGGATGCTATTGCCCCGTGGCGCCACCGGGCAATAGCCGTGTTCAAACAGGATGTTGAGAAAGTTTTGGACGCAAAAATCCATATCGGCAAGAACACCAATCAGGAAATTGCTACGCTTTTGTACATGGATAAACAGCACCCGGGCGAAAAATTTGTTACCGCGGGTGATGGGTCCGTGTGGTTGTGGCGTCAAGACTGATTTGCAAACAAGCAAGTAAAGGAGTATAATAAAAACCATGACAACGTTTGAGAAAATGAACCGGGTTGACCAGCTGCTAGAAGAATACTACCCGCATAAGCCGGGCTGGTATATCGCCTACGGGTGGTTTTATGATCGGGTGCTTGATACTGAAAATGATGAGTGGATTCTCGACCCCGATGCAACCGAGGGCATGAAGGCGATCAAGGAACTGTTGCCTCAGGCGTGGGTTGGTGCGCGCGTGCATGACCTGCGCAAGGACCCTGTGCGGTTTGAGGATATGCGGTTTTATCGCCGTGAGGATGATAGTTGGTTTTTCTCACAGTATGTGATGCTGCCCCGGGCCGCGGGCGGGAACTGCATGTACTATTTCAATATGTACCGTGAGCACGACGACGATGAGTCGTTCCTGTTTCTTGATATTGGTCATGGTGCGGATCATCAGTGGGCTGGTATTGAATCGTGTTCCGGTGATCCCGATTCTGATGCGATGCTTGATATTATTCTGTCTGGTTGGCGTGGGGTGTTGGCGGAGTTTGATGCTAAGTGTGTGAAGTTTCTTGCAGAAAATAACCCGCTTGACCAGCCGAAATGTGAGGATGTGCCCGTGAATTAATGGAAGCCCTGCCCCACTGTTTGTGGGGGTGGGTGAAGTCGATATCATATGATGGTGTTGGCTATCCCCTGTCCCTAAAATGTGAGGAAAAACACATGAAACTGGATCATTCGTTTGAAGAGTTCGATGCGGAAATGAAGCGTCAACAGCGCCTTTGGGTTGGTTTGATGGTGTTCGCGGTGATCGTGAAGCTTACCATTGTTGTTGCGGCTATTGTCGCCCTGGTGTATGCTGTGGCGCATTTCATGTAAGGAAAGGTAATTGTGACTGAGTTAACACAAACCCCTAATGGCGGGGAAACCAAGGGCCTGGGCATGGGCACCGTGGCTATTGAAAAAACCCCTGGCACGGAGGAGGTGAAAGGCATTGCCCATAAGCTTGCATTAGCCTCAAAAGATATTGGGGCCGTGGGCAAATGGGGGCAGAACCAGCACCAGCGGTACAATTTTCGCGGCATCGAGCATGTTATCAATGCTGTTCACCCGGTGTTTTCGCGGCTTGGTATCGTGATTAAGGTGAAGGTTTTGGATTGGCAGTATGGGGTTGCTACCACATCGAAAGGCGCAGATCAAATCCGCGTGCGGCTTTTGATGGAATACACTTTTATTGACGGCGAATCAGGCGACGAATTGTCGGCAACCGTGCCTGCGGAGGCGTTCGACACCAGCGATAAAGCCACATCAAAAGCGATTAGTGTTGCGTTGCGTACTGCCCTCACCCAGGTTTTGTATATCCCCACGATGGAGGTTGACCGTGATTATTCTCACATCACGGTTGACGGCGTGGACCATTCGGAGGTGGACGGGCAGCCCGATAAGCCTGAGGATTTGTCGAAGGAGTTTATCGCACGCGTGATGGGCATCACTGATCTTGAGGTGTTGCGGAATGATTACATGAATCTTGCGCAAGATTTGCGTGAGGACCCACGGGTGATGCGGTTGTACACGGATTGTAAGGATCGTTTGGAAGGCAAGACCGATGCTGGTTAAAGTACGAATCACTGAGGGGAAACCCGAAGTTGGGGTTGATGAGCTTGACGACTTCGATGCGGCTTTCCTTCTGCGGCTTCTGGTGGCGGGCGCGTCTGGAACCCAGACTGATGTGGATACTTTCTTAGACTTTGTTCATGAATCCTATGATGATTTTATGCGCCACCTTGAGGTTTTGTTTGATTTTCATTGGGTGTGCACGATTGGGGAATCCTCAGAAATGGTTACAGTCAGTGTTGTTGCCCCACCGAATTGTAAAATGGTGTTGTTGGGGGCGGTTAAACGCCCCGTGCGGGGCAGGTACACTGAGGGGTTCGAGGCGTTTTGGAAAGCCTACCCGCGCCGGGTGAATAAGGCCAAAGCGTTTCGGGCGTGGAAGAGTGCTGTTGAAACTGTTTCTGAGGAAACCCTGATAGACGCCGCCAAACGGTACGCAGCTTATCATGATGCGGTGGGCACGGATCAGCAGTATATTAAACACCCAACCACCTGGTTGAATGGTGGGGAGTGGGATAGTGTGCCCATGGTACCGTCACTGTTACGTAAACCACCCACCCCGGAGTATGAAAGCTTGCGCATTGATGATTTGGAGGCGTGGGTTCGGTAATGAGTATCAGCTATGAAGCGACCGAAAAGTTATTGGAGAAAATGATCGTGTCGGTGTGGGGTTTCAAACGGCCCCAGAACACCGCGGAGCACGATATCCTGGTTGGCGTGTGGTATCAATCGTTGAATGCTATTGGTGACTACCCGGAGCCGGTGTATGATATGGCTTTCGGAAGGTGGTTTGGTTTAGCGCGTGCCACTGATTCACCCCCAAGGCCTGGGGATATTCTCACTCATTGTGGCCATGTGATGGCGGATTTGGGGCGTGACCCTAAAATGCGTGAACGTGTGAGGCTGTGGCGTGAGGAACGGCGTAAAAAGATTGATAGCCTTCTGGCAGATGAAGGCAACAACGGTAAGATAGGAAATGACGATGAGTCTTGATGTTTCATTCCGTGGTAACCTTGGCGGCGACCCAGAATTACGCTTGTCGCAGTCGGGTAAAACGATTTGCTCATTCAGTGTTGCTAACACGGATTCTAAGAAAAACCCAGCAACGGGCGAGTGGGAAACCGTCGATACGACATGGGTTCGGGTGACTTGCTTTGACCGGCTTGCGGAGGCTGTGGCGGCTAACCTTGCGAAGGGGGATCGTGTGGTGTTGGTGGGGCGGCTGACGAACCACCAGTATCAGGATAGGAATGGTGAGACTGCTCACAGTTTGCAGATGGCGGCAACCGCTATCGGTTTGGATTTGGCTGGGAAACGATTCCAAGGCCAAGCCCAGACGGCACCCCGGGGCGACACTTTACAGCAGCAAGCACAACAAGGGTGGATAGGTGCCCAGCAACGCTACCAGCAGCAACAGCAGCCACAAATGCGCGGGCCGCAACAACCATGGCAGGGAGGTGTGGATAATGAGCAACCCCCGTTCTAAAGAAAACACGGTACTTGTGTTCACAAAACCAGCCTGTCCGCAGTGTGACGCGGTGAAGAAATGGTTTGACAAGCACCCGGATGTTCCGGTAGAATACGCCCCCATTGATGAGAATGTGCTAGCCCAGGCCGCTGCTGATGGTGTGCTACAGGCCCCCGTGGTGGTTCTTGTTAAGGATGGTTTAAGGGAGTATGTGCATGGCGGGTTCAATCGGCTTCGCCTGATGGAGTACCGCAAAGCCCTTTTGCCGTAGTAGTTGTTCGTCGCCCCCCCTGTTGTGGGGGTTCTAGTTTATGTGGGGAGAAACATGCGTGAATGAAACCTTAGCATTGGATGAGGAAAAAACCCTGTTGGGCTGTTTGCTGATGGGGGGTGTGGGCGCGGGTGAGGTGTTCACACTGGTTGAAGCCAAAGACTTTCAGCATTGGGCACACCAAGCAGTGTTCGCGGTTATGCAAGATTTGTTCATGGCCGGGGTTGACATTGATGCTATCAGTGTGCTAGGGGGTTTGGAGAAGCGGGGCGAGCTGGGCAGGATCAACGGCACCATGGTGCATGACCTGCTGTCAAAAGCCACGATGAAAAGCGACATACCATTCTTGGCGGGGAATGTCAAGGAGCGTTCCCGCAAACGCCAACTGTGGTCACTGGCCGCACACATGGAAACCCTGTGTAAGGAGCCGTCAGTCACATCAACTGATGTTTTAGGCAGGGTTCGTGACGGCCTGGATAACATTATGCTATCGTCGTCGGCGGGCGGGGCGAAGCATATTGAGTTTGTGGAGTCGTTGGATTGGTTAGCTGATGCTATGGCTGGCACGCTACCCCAAGGGGTTATGACTGGGTTTCGCGGGCTTGACGCAATGTTGCAGGGGTTGCAGGGTGGCCAGTTGGTTGTTGTTGCGGCTAGGCCTGGGTGCGGTAAATCCACTTTAGCGGTTGATTTTATGCGGGAAATCAGTATCAGGAATGGGCTTGCTACCTTGATGTTTTCTTTGGAAATGTCTTCGAGGGAGATTCAGCAGCGTATTTTGGCCGCGGAAACTTCCACGAACATTAGTGCTATCCGTGGCGGGCATGTGTCGGTTGACCAGTTTGAGGTGTTGAAACGGGCGGCGGGGGAAATATCGTCTGCCCCTATCTATATTAGTGATGATGCTAGCCAAACGATCATGGATATTGTTTCAAGGGCGAAAATTGAGGTACGGAAGAATGATGTGCGCTTGATAGTTGTTGACTATTTGCAGCTCATCACCCCGGCTAATGTGAATGTTCCACGGCAGGAGCAGGTGGCGCAGATGACACGTCAGCTTAAAATTCTTGCTAAGGATTTGAATGTGCCTATTGTGTTGGTTGCCCAGCTGAATCGGAATAGTGAAAACCGTGATGGGGGCACCCCTAGGGCTTCTGATTTGCGTGAATCGGGTGCGATTGAGCAGGATGCTGATATTATTCTGCTGATTGATAGGCCGGATGCGAAAGACCCTGACCACCAGCGGGCTGGTGAGGCGGATATTATTATTGCTAAGAATCGTGGTGGGGCGACTGGTGTGCATACGATTGCTCACCAGCTGCACTATTCGCGGTTTAAAGAGTTCCCCCAAGGAATGTGATAATAATCACATTGGTTTGACAGGTGGGTCACATTAGTGTATAATATGTGGCGTAAGTGAATAAAACTTCAACTTTAAGGAAAGGCTGAGAAGTGAGCTTGGTTGACCGGTTCAACACCGCGGCGGACGCCATGGGGCCAAAACCCCCTACATCGTACGAATGGTTGGATAGTTTCGGTGAGGAACGCGAAGCAATGGTTAAGGCCCTGACCAGGGAAGATATGGTGTTACATGATTTGTGGTTGGTTGCCTCATCGTTGCAGGGCAACCCGTATCCGCACCAGTACAAAGCGTTCTGCACCATGGTGGCTAATTTACGTGCGGGTGTTCGTTAAGAAGTTTTTAAGGATAAGTGAAGCATATGGGTTATGTTGATAAAATGATGAGTGCCCCCCCAAAGGGGGTTACCCCGGGTGTGGTGATGGACGGCATCGAGGGTGTTGTTACCTCACCCCCGCGAACCACCCCACCATCTGAGGATGATTGGGGTCACGTTTTGGAAGCGTTCGGGCTTGATCCTGAAAAATATTCAGTCGAGGGTCCGGTTCGGCATTCGGCTTGGGAAGTGCCCGGCCATGGTGTGCAGCATGCTTACCGCGCTAAGGTTGTTCTAAGGCCACAATATAATAGTGACATTGAGGATTTACTGGACTCCATCTATCTGGAGCCGGTGAATAATGTCACACGTGACGGAAACTGGTTGACCATTGTGCTGTCCGACACGCACATTGGGAAGAGCGTTGAGGCAGGTGCTGGCACCGAGTACCTGATTGGCCGGTGGAAAACCGGGGTGATTCGGGCCTTAGAACATCATGAGAATATCGGTGGCGTGAACCTGGTTTTTGCCGGTGATTTGATTGAGGGCTACACGTCGCAGGATGGTAAAATGATTGCCGAATGCGATCTAACCCTTGCTGAACAACTGCGCACGTGCCAGCACCTGGTGTCATGGACTGTTCAGGAAATCCTATCACATGTGGATGACCTGGTGGTGTCGGTAGTACCTGGGAATCACGGTGAAACCACGCGCAAACAATCCCGCCCCATGTCCGACAACTACGATATCATGATTGTTTCCGCTGTTCAGGACGCTTTCGGCATGGTTGACACGTCGATGATGCAAAGCAAAAATGTGCGCTGGCTATACCCAGAAACAACCCGGGGCAGCGTCACCTACGATTGCGGCGGCACAGTGTTCACGATCGTGCACGGGCATTTATTCAAAGGGCAAATCAGTGGTGCGGAAAAATGGTGGTCAGGGCATATCGCTAATGATAGTGAGGAAGCCCAAGCGGATATTCTCATCAGTGGGCATTTTCATAATTTTCATATCGAATCGTGGACGGCTAAACGTTGGATCGTAAGCGCCCCGGCGCTGGAAAAGGAATCCACCTGGTTCCGTAACCGCACCGGATCAACGTCATACGGGGGCGTGCTGTCGTTCGTCACGGTTGATGGTGTGCCACGTAACATTAACATTTTCTAAGAAAGAAAGGATCATATCATGGGTGATTACTATAAGTTTGGGGATGCTGAGGTGTGGGACATTTCACGCCACTTGACGGGGAACGCTGCCCAAGCTGTACAATATATTGCGCGTTCGTGTCGGCTCGATGGGCTGAATAAGTATGCTGACCTGGAGAAACGTATTGAGGATTTGGACAAGGCGCGGGACATGTTGCTTGATGAAATCTACCGGCTTATCGGCGAGGAAGCCGAACCCGACGATAAGGTTAGCCTTCATGTTGATGATGATTACGAGGGCGTGATTCACGATGAAGCCTAGGGATTTTTTTCTACAGTTTTCCGCGGATGGTGTGCCCCGACCCCAGGGCAGCAAGAAAGCGTTTGTGCGTGGGGGCAAAGCGGTGCTGGTTGAGCAGGCGGATGGTTTGAAAGAGTGGCGGGACCACGTGGCGAGTGCAGCATCTGCGCACATGCAATACCGGGGCTTAGAATGCCTTGAGGAAACCCCCATGTCAGTGAAGCTTGCTTTTGCTATGCCCCGTACCAAGAGCATGAAACCGACTGATGGTTTGGAGATGGTGCAGCGGCCGGATATTGATAAGCTTGAACGCGCAATCCTTGACGCCCTCACGGGTGTAGCATTCAAGGATGATTCTCAGGTTTGCGTACTCCATGCCGTTAAACGCCGCTGCGCCCCTGGTGAACCCCCGAATGTGTTTATCGAGGTGGAACCAGTGAAAGGCCCGGTCATCGCATGGTAGACTATGAGTTAAAAGAGGAACTGCTTCGTGAAACCCGTGAGGTGTTTATTGGTTTGCGTAGCCTGGTTGAGTCGGTGGGTAACCGCCGCATGCAGAATGCTACGCACGCGGATTTAGCGGTTGAGCTTATCGACTACCCGGATGCGGATTTGAAACATTTGGGCATGTTGGTTCAGGTGCTGGTGTCGCGTGGGTCCCTACATTCTGGATGGTTAAGGTTTTTCTGGATTACCAAGAGTGGCCGGGTTGTTGGGGCGGCCAGTACCCTAACCGCGGATGATGTGTGTGATATCGCTTTCGAAGTGGAGTACGCTATCAACCAGGCCTACAATGACTTTGATGAGCTGGAAGAAATTTTCGAGGCGTGGGCTAAGCAGCGCCTGTTTTCTAAGCGCATGCTTGGGTACAGTGACTACGTGCCGGATTGGGTGCAGTATGATGTGGCTGCCGAGAAAATCGGTTGCCCCCCATCGTCTATTCTTGAGGCGGTGAATCGTGATTTTATACGGCACAAAATGCATCTTGGTGCTTTTATGGTGGATTTGCGCAGTGTGCGGGCTTGGCGGGCAGGCCGGAAACACTAATATTTTGTTGTGGCATGGTATAATATTCCCCTGAAAATTGTTTGTTTAAACGCTTTTTAGGGGAATATTTTTATGGGTTTATCAGCTGCTGCTAGGGGCTACGGTAAGATGCACCAGCGTGCCCGAGAGGGCTTGATGCTTCGCTTGCGTGATGGTACCCCGTGCCCGTGGTGTGGCCGGCCAATGTATGCTGTTGCTGTGAAGAATTTTGATGGTAAGCCGCTTGCTGCTGACCACCTGAATTTTCATGGGGCGAGGAATGGTGAATTGCCGGAGCGTTTGTTGCATTTTACTTGCAATAGTCAGCGTGGTGGTGGTGAGGTTATCACTAGTAGTGTTCGGAAAATTGTTGTGATGGGTCCCCCGTGTGGGGGTAAAACCACGTGGGTTAGTGAGCATGCGAAACCGGGGGATATAAGGATCGACTATGACCATCTATGCAACCTTATTGGGGGCTACCCTATCGGTAATCATGATTACCCACAAGTGGTGGCGAGACTAGTTCGGAAAGCTAGGCTGCTACTTATTAGGGAAGCCTTGAAACAGTCCGAGGCGGATGTGTATATTATCCATTCCACCCCTAGCGAATCGGCGTTGTTGCGCTATGCGGAAGCCGGGTGCGAGTTCAAACGCGTTGATCCTGGCGAGGCGATTGTTCGTGAGCGGTGTGCTAGGCTGCGGCCCAAGTCGTTCATGCTTGGTGTTGATAAATACTATGAGAGTATGCGCAAGAAAAACACCCCTGTCGCCCCGGCCGGTAGTACGGGTTCGGGTTTTTGGGGCTAGAGTTTGAGAGGTAAAACATATGGCTAGAATACATGATGGTAAGGAATACCCGGAGGATTGGTTAGCGGGGGGCAGGTTCGTTTACGATTCCTACCGGGAAGAACCCAAGTCCGTTAGCATGGAAAACCTTATCATTATCGCATGCCGACAACGCGACCGAATCGACCGTTTGAAACGCGAATATGGCAAGATTGTGCGGGGTGTGGTGAAGCAGGTTGAGGAAGAAAAACCTAAGAAGAACGCCAACAACATTGATGACGAGGATGACGGGCTACCCCGCTACATTGTTGTCGTGGATTCTCTGATGGGGGAGATTCGTAACCAGGAAGACTTGTTCCGCAAAACTATTAACGATGTGGAGCGGCACCGCATCAACGCTGTGAAACAGATAAGACAGGAGAAAGATAATGGTGACAGCTACTACATCGACGGTAAAGAGAGAGCCTTTTCCGAAATCATTGGCGCACAAAACTTTAAGGGGGAAACAGACACCGTATAATTTGCGTGAGGCCCCCGCCTACGATCATGGTGAGGGTAGGGAGATTATTGCTTTCGCTAAGATTATTGGGGTTGAGTTGATGCCGTGGCAGGAGTACGATATTTTGGCCATGTGCAGCAGGAATGAGGTTGGCCGGTATGTTCACTCTGACAATATTCTTATTATCCCTAGGCAGAATGGTAAGAGTTTGGGCATTTCTCTTATCTGCCTGTATCGTGCCATAAAATACGGTTGGCGCATATTATACACGGCCCAGTTGTGGGATACGGCGAATAGTATTTATTTGAATTTGCTTGGGGTGGTGAAAGCTTTTCCCCCGCTTGCTGGTATGCTTACACGTTTTTCAGGTTCGCAGGGCAAGGGTGTGCTTGAGTTTTCGTGTGGCGGGGTGATCTTTTTTCAAACCCGCGGGGATGATACAGCCCGTGGTATCACAAAAATTTCATGCGTTGTCTATGATGAGGCCTATAACCTGACTGATGGTTCGGTGGCTGCTATCAACTTCACTACCCAGGCGGCGGATGACCCACAGTTTTTTTATATTACTTCAGCTGTTCATAAGGCTTTCAAAGCTCACCAGGATGGTAGGGTTATTTCGGCGATGCGTAGGCAGGCGTTGGCAGGGCCTGACACGGTTGACCCTATCTACCTGGCCGAGTACAGGGCGCCTGGTGATGCTAAACCTGATGCTGAAGAAACATGGATCCTGGCGAACCCGTCGTACGGGTTCATCATGGATGAGACGAAGATTAGAAAACAAATGAAACGACTCAACACCGAGATTGGTAGGATCAATTTTGGTGTCGAATGCTTGGGTTGGGGTGACTGGTTCAATAATGAAGACGATGGGGATTTTACACCAATTATTGATTATTCCGATTGGGAGGCTGCTACAGTGGCTGATCCCGTACTGTGTAGTGTCGGGGCTGTGTCTGCTGTTGGCATTGATGTTGACTTGGGGGCTGTTGGCTGTGCGCTTGTGAGTGCGGAGAAAATGGCTGATGGGAGATGGTTTTTGTCTCTTGCCCCCCGTGATGAGTTTGATCGTGTGGGGGTTGTTGCCGATATTGAGCGGGTGATTGGGCTTCGTGATCCGATTGGGTTTGCTTATGACCAGAAGGGCGTTGCGGAGACTTGCACGGCACTTTTTGAGCAGCGGGGTTTGGAGCCCACAAGGTTTAATAAAACCGAGGTTTCTAAGGCTTATATGTTGTTTATGCAATTGTGGCGTGATGGTAAGATCAAGCATGATGGTTCGCCCCGTTGGGTTGATGCGTTGTCGGTGGTTTCTGAGAGAGATATTCAGGATTCGGGTAAGGCGTTGAAACGCAATAATCCGGCCGGGTGTCCCATCATTGCTGCGTCGTTTGCGTTGTTGTTGGCTGCGGATTATAAGCCGGCTGAGGTTGACGTTCGGCGTGCCCCTAGGGTTTCGATGCGTATTTCCCGTAAGCGTCGTGGTTTGTGATTTTGGTCACGCCACAGTTTGTCTTGTGCGGGGCTGTCGTCATGGGGGCTATGTGATTGTTCATTCTTGACGGTAGCCCCGCCTATGGGTCTGCTAGACGCCTTAAACGGCGTTTGCCCTGGTGGGCATGTTTACTACTGGAAGGTTAATGGAAAATAATGGGGTTACGAAAATTCTTTGCAAAGTTCAAGCCGAAGCGCACTAAGGAAATCGGCACCGCCACCCCCACAGGGGGGTATCACGGGTACCAGCGGATGAACGACACGAACCATGATCTGAGGTTCCCCCGTAACATCGCGGTTTATAATAAGATGCTTAAGGAAGACGAGCAGGTGTCAATGGCGTATTCTGCCTGTACGCTTCCGGTGCTTCGTGCTAAGTGGCACATTGATTCGAATGGGGCTGATCCTGAGGTTGTGAAGCGGGTGGCGCAAGACCTTAAGTTACCTATTCTTGGTGTTGATTCGCCCCCGGTGACCAGGCTTTCTAGTGGGGTTTCGTGGCAAGAACATTTGCCCCAAGCACTCTTGGCGCTGGTGTTCGGCTTCGCCTACTTCGAACAAGTATACGAACAAGACGAAACCGGTTGGCACCTGGTGAAACTCGCCCCAAGGTGGGCTGACACCATCTCAAAAATCAATGTGGATGAGAACGGTAACTTAGAATCCATTCAGCAAAAATCAGTGCGGCTAGAAGACGGCACCGACCTTACCCCCGTAATCCCCGTGGACAGCCTGGTAGGGTACGTCTACCGGCCCACGAATAGCGACTGGATGGGCACAAGCATTCTACGCCCCTGCTACCGACCGTGGCGACTCAAAGACGAGCTACAGCGGCTTCAATTAAAAACTCTTGAGAGAAATGGCATGGGTATTCCCGTCTACACCGCGTCGAAAGAAACCTTGCTGGGTCGCCCCGAGGATTTGCAAGACGAAATTGATAGGGGCCAAGAATTAGTTGAGGCTATCCGTGCCGATGATTTTGCTGGGGTGTCAATCCCGCCAGGCGCATCATTCGAGTTCAAAGGCGTTTCCGGCCAGCTACCGGATGTTTCGGGCGCTATCAAATCATACAATGATGCTATCGCTAAAAGCGTGCTAGCACACTTCCTGAACCTTGACGATGGTGGTGGATCGTACGCTTTGGCGGATACGCAGTCATCGTTTTTCACACAGTCGTTGCAAACCATTGCGGACTGGGTAGCACTCACCGCGCAAAAATATATTGTTGAGGATTTGATAAGCCTAGCATTCCCCGACTACAAAGGCCCCGTGCCCCTCATCAACTGCGACCCTATCGCATCAAACAGCGAGCTGAAACCTGAGATGTGGCCCAACGCTGTTGCGGCGGGGCTGGTTGACCCTAACGATCCCGTGACGCGGAAATACTTTCACCGTAAAATGCAAATCCCTTGGTCTGGTGACACCGAAACTAATAATATTGACGACGGCGGGGATAACGTTTTGTTGTAGTATGTTATAATATCCCGCATGAATGAATGGAATTTCTTTTCCGACATTTCCGACTGGGATATTAACCTGGGGGGATTCCGTGACTTCATCAACCAAGCCACCGAAGAACCGTTAATAATTAATATTAATTCCTACGGTGGTGACGCAATGCTTGGTATTGCTATCGCTAATATTATTCGCAGTAGTGAAAATAGTACGGTGGCGAATATTTGGGGTATCGCAGCATCGGCGGCTAGTGTGATAGCGGTGGCGTGTGACCGTGTTGTTATGCAACCGTCCGCAACTCTCATGATCCATGACGCTTGGACGTGGGACGCTGGTGGGACTATCCCCGAATTAGATTCCACCCGTGAACAGCTCAATCAGTTGTCGAATCAGATTGCTGATATTTATGTTTCTAAGGCTGGTGGGACACGTGAGCAGTGGCGTGAGTTGATGGGTGCGGAAACTTTTTACACTGGTCAGGCCGCTGTTGAGGCTGGTTTAGCCGATGAGGTTGTGGCTAGTGACACTGGTGATGGTGCGGAAAATAAGAGTTTGCGTAAGATTGTTAACATGCATAAACGGATGTTCGCCGCCAAGCTGCGTGAGCATGCCGTTAATGCTGATGACGGTACCGAAAATGAGGATGTTATGGAGCTGAAAGACCAGCTTATCAAAATTTTAGAATTAGATGAGGCCGCCACCGATGATGATATCATCGAGGCCGTGCAAAAGCTTGTAGACGACAGCAAGGATAAAGAGGAAACCACTAAGAGTGACGAGCCGGAAGAGCCGAAGCCGTCGGAAAACTCTTTACCTAAGGGCATGGTCGCCGTTGACGAATACACCCTGTCTGAGCTGCGTAAAAGCGCCGAAGCTTTGAACAAGATGCGTGAAGAGGCACGGCGTGCTGAGGTTGTGAACCTTGTGGATGAGGCTATCAATTCGGGCCGTATTTCAGCTAACGGCAAGGACGCTTGGGTTAATTCACTGTTGCACGATTTTGAGGGCGGTAAGGTGCTGCTTGAGAATCTTGCACAGGGCACCGCTGTCAAGGCTAATGGTACACGCGGCTACGAGAACCGGGGCAAAGTAAATGGTTTGCGTTCCGGCTTGAAGGTTCGACAGATTTTCTAATAGGAAGATTGAATATAGATGACTAATCAGATTTTAACTGGTAACGCTTCCTTTAAGGCTGCTGCCGATGTTGTCGGTTACCGGTGTGTTAAACTCACTGGTGACGGTGTTGAGCATGCGACCGCTGCCGATGATGTGTATGGTGTTGCGATTCAGAACGCCTATAAGACCCCGGTTGTGACCATTGGGCAGACTGGCCGTGTGACCGTGGTGACCTCCCCCGCTATTATTAATATTGCCTGTGATAGCACAGATGATTTGAAGACCGGGGATAAGGTGTACGCCGCGGCTGATGGTAAGGTTGCTAAGGCAGGTACGAAGCCGGTTGGTTTTGTTGTACGTAAGGGCCGTAAGCATGTGTCGGTTCGGCTAGTGACCCCACTGGCCTAATAAGAAGAAGGTGAGAAAATGGCTTTTATTCTAGGTGAAAACAGTGGCGGCTCCTACACAGTATCTGACTATGTGGACGAGCCGGAGTTGATCGTTGATGAGATTGTGAGCATTGTTCAGGATGCCGCTATCGAAAACGTATTCTACTCTGATGATGGTGAAACCACAGCTAGCGCCATTATTTTCAAGCAGCGCGTGAGCCCGTTCTTGTCCGAGAGTCCGCATGAGGTTGCGGAGTTTGAGGAAATTCCCACCGCCGATATTCGTGTTGGTGATGATAAGGTGGAGAAGGCGTTTAAGATTGCGGAGGGTTTGCGTGTTTCTTATGAAATGATTAAGGATAACCGCATTGATCTGCTGTCGCGTGGTGTTGAGCAGCTTGCTAATGAGTTCTTGTATGCTAGTGCACGTCAGGGCCTGGATCGGGTGAAGGCGGCTACTGATGAGCATAGCCAGGTGGTTTCCGCAAGTACCCCATGGTCCACGGTGACTGCGGAGATTGGTCAGGATGTTTTGCGTGCCTGTGCAATGGTCTCATCTGCCCTTATTGATGGTGATGTGGATGATGAGCGCAAGGCCGCCCTGGGCTACACCCCGGACACAATCGTGATGCACCCCTCGGTGTGGTACAATATTATTGGCAATAAGACTATCCAAGCTGCGTTTATTGGCGCTAACTCTGGGGATAACCCGTATTTTAAGGGTTTCCAACCCTATAAGCCGTGGGGCCTGGATGTTGCCGTAAGCCAGTATGTTGACACGAAGCAAGTGTATGTTTTGCAGGCCAAGAAGCCGGGTGGTAAGAAATTCTTAGACCGTCCACAGGTTACCCCCCTGTACTCGCCCTATGGTGATAGTAGTATTGGTGGTGCAACCATGGAGTACCGGGCTGATATCATGGAGCGTTCTATCCGCGCCTTGTATGATCCTAAGGCTGTTGCACGGATTCAGGTAGGCTAAATTATTATGAGGATTCGCCTAAAGATTGGGATTTGGTGGCAGCCCACGGATGATGGTGGCGAGGTGTTGCGTAAGTGCGGTGACGTGTTTGATGCTCACCCGCTTGACGCGGCCCGGCTGATTGGTTCGGGTGTGGCTGAGGATGCTAACGTGAAGCATGACAAGGTTGAGGCTATCAATCTGGGCTTGCCTGAGGTTCCGTCAGTCGATGACGATAACCCGGACGATGACAATAGTGACCCCACCGATGACAACAAACGCCCTGCACAAGCCGCTAAGGTTGAGTTGTGGCAGCAATATGTTGCTAGCCTTGGGGCCAGTGAGAAAGATATTAAAGGTTTGACCAAGCCTGAGCTTATTGCTATGGCCGATAAGCTCAGCTGATAGGAAGGTGGCGGGGTGGAAAAGTTATCGGTTGATGATATTGGGGTGATGATGCCCCGCCCCTTCCTTCCCGGGGAAACAGACAGGTGCCGCGCCTTAATTAACTTGGCCTATGAGAGGATCGAGTTTGAGTTCGCTAGGCGCGGTTTAGTGTTGCGTGATGAGATTGTTTCTAAGCCTTGGCTTACGACCGCGGTCAAAATTGTTGTGCGCACAATGGTTGTAGAATCTCTACTAACCGGCGTGAACATTAACATGGTGAGCGTATCGTCAACCACGGGGGAACAATCCGACAGTGCAACCTTTGCAAAAACCGGGACCGAAGGGTTCGGGGGCGTGTTCCTCACCGAAAGGATGTTGCATGTTTTGGGGCTGCTACATATTAGCCCTCGCTATCGTGGAGGGGATGTTGTACCATTCCCGGAAAGCCGGAGGGTGAACCTGTGGAGTCGATAAGAATTTTTGACCCACCCGAAATAGGGTACGATGGTTCGATTATCCACAGCGCCAACTACACTGAGGTGCTGGGTGTGCCACAGTATGATACTGGTAGTGAGATTCAGCACAAGGATTATGGGTCAACAGCTCAGCGTCTTAGGGTTTTCTTACCCGCGGGGTTACCGATAGGCCCGAATCATGAGCTCGAAATCCGCGGGGTGAAATACAAGATTTTGCATGCCCCATTCGATTGGGCTATAGGTCGGACGCCTTGGTTCCAGCGGCATGCCCCGATGATTGAGGTTATGTGTGAAAGGCGTGATGTTGATGGCTGATAAATTCGCTTTTCGTTTGGATAGTGATGCTATCAATGCGATGCTGCGTGAAAACTTCATGAGTGTGGTTGAGGCTAAGGCTGCGGAGGTTGCGGCTAACGCTCGCGGCATTGCGAACCCTAAAATGCCGGTTGAATCTAGAGGTGAGGTCAATAAATCGGGGCGGCCGGTGGGGCTGGTGACGATCATGCATGCGGGTGGTTTGAACTCGCAAGCGAAGCATGGGACACTCACCAAGGCGGCAACCGCGGCGGGACTTGATTTGAAACGTTATAGTGGGGGAAAGTAGCATGCTGGAGAAGGATAAACGCCTGTTCATGTCCCAGGACGCCACCGCGAAGGTGCGTGAGTTTCTGGCGCAAAACGATGTGTTCAAAAAGCGCACATCAGCAACGCTACCACTCAAATACTCGCCCCAAAAAAACGGTTGGCATATCACGGTCCAATCCGATGGGGTCATTTCCGGCGGTAAGGGTTTCACCGTTGAGGTGGTGCGCGTCACAGTGCATTCATATGATATGCCTTCCGCAACCCGAATCATGCGCACAATCGACGCAGCCCTAATATCCTTTGGGGGCAGGTGGAAACTAGGGGTGCAAGCCTCAACAAACATCATCACAACACCGGACAGTAAACTTGGAGGATACGTTTCTTCCGCAACATATAATATTTTCGTGAATAGGATTACGTTATGAGCATTAAGCAACGCGAACCGCAAAACGTGAAAACGATCACAGATGCGGTGGTGTACATCAGTTATGCTGATGATCCGAAGGTAAGTAAGAATGGTGTGCTGGATCACACTTGGATGACTTTGGGTATTCTTAAGGATGACCAAGAAATTGATTTGAACCGGGCGATGGAGATTCAGGAAACCAAGGGCTTGGGCATGGGCACCGTGGCGGTGACCGGTAAGCCTGGTTCGGTGATTCTTAAGGTTCTGGTTCTTGAAGAGAATGATGCTGTGCAATCCGTGCTATGGCCGGACCGCACACGGGGAACCACGCCGTCGAAGCGGATTGATGGGGCCGAGATTCTTTTGCACAGCGCTAAGCTGGCCCGCCCGTTCGTTGCCGTGGAGTACGAGTTTAACGACGGCTCACACCGTATCCTGGCGTCCCGTACCCGTACCGCGGCTAAGGGCGAGAACCTGAGCAAGGGCCAAGAAGCTTCCGGTACCGAGATCGAGATCAACGTTCTACCGGACACGTTCAAGGCCGTGTTTGAGAAGCTGGACTTCGTGCCTGACGAAAAGCAGGAAATCATCGACCTGGAGCGGTTCACTAGCACCTTGCCGCAGGCTAAGAAGCTTGTTAAGCTTCCCGCCGGGGCTACTGGCGGTACCTGGAATCTGCGCATCAACTACAACGAAACCAAGGATTTGGCGCATGATGCTAACACCGATAAGGTCAAGGAGGCTTTGCGTGAGATTGCGGGCGGTGAGGAAGCAACAGTTTCCGGCTCTGCTACTGCCGGCTTCACGGTCGAAGCGTTCGAGGGTATCCTTGCCGCAGTGAGCCACCTTGAGGGCGCGACTGGCCAGATCACGGTTGAGGACGCGCCGTAAAAACTGTCACTGTGACATTAATGGGTGATGTAAATACACCACCATTAGTGTCACTGTGATAATAAAAACATGGGGTTCAGGGGTGCACCCAACACCAAGACGCCCCCAATTTTCAACATTTCAATAACTACCTATAGGAAGGTTCACCCCAATGAGCGCACCCCAAAAAGAAGCTGTGGAAGAAACCACCACCGTCGAAATCACCGCAACCCTACGCGGCCAAGAAGTAACCGTCACAATCCCCGCCACCCTCGAAGACATGAGCCTAGACGCCTATGACTCATTCTGTGATAAACCTGTGGCAGTGTACCGGGATATTCTTTCCCCCGAGGACTGGGGCAAGATCAAGGCCACCGGCGCAACTTTGCGCGATTTCCAGAAGCACGTCGTTCCCCTCATTGATAAGGAATGGGGCCTTACGGGAAAATAGAATTACTCCCCTATATTCGTGAGCATGAGGACCTTGTGGAGCAGGACCTTGCTTTTATGGGTATTGACTATCGTGATTTTTGGCGGCCCAAAGGCGGCAAATCGCGGCTCACCCTGAGGCGGCTATTGGTGCTGGTAGATGGCTTAGATCGTACCCGGTCAAGGTTTTGGTCGGAAATATTGGATATTGATAGGCTATCAATTGAGGGCTATATTCTTGCCGATATTTTTGCTGCTATCACTTCTGGGGAGCGTCACCCCATGGCGACGATGCGTGAGGGCGCTAGGAAGCAGAAAGCCTTAGAGGAACGTAAGGAACGCTATTTCAGGATCAAGGCTGAACGCGAACGCAAACTTGCGCTAGCGAAGGGGAAAACTTAACACAATATTTTTTGCGGGGCAGGCCATTGGTTCGCCCCGTCTTTTTTAATACTTTTATTATTTTAGTGAGGTTAGCATGTCGGCTATCGGTTATGCTTCTTTGCCGATCACGGTGTCCCTTCGGGGTATGAATGCGGCTATCAAGAAGCATCTAGAGGACCCCGTGAATAGTGCTGCAACGAAGGCGGGGAAGAAGATTCAGACCGAGCTCACCCTTGGCATTGATGGGTCGGCTAAGGCGTTTGAGCAGGCGAAACGCCGTGAAGCACAGGCGCAGGAAAAAGTCAACCAGGCTATGCAAAAAACTGAGCAAGCCCAGGCTAAGGTTGAGACGAGCACGAAGCGGCTTGAGGCGGCGGAGAAGAACCTGGAGTCGGTGCGTGTCTCACAGAATTCTAAGGTTCAGGATGCTGAGGCTAAACTGCAATCATTACGCGATAGCAGTACCGCCACCACGGAACAACTGGAGTCTGCGGAGCGTAAACTTGAGGCGGCTAGGGCTAACCAGGACGCGAAAATTGCCCAAGCAGAAGCAAAGGTTTCCGCTGCTAGGCAGCAACAATTAGGGTCTGTGAGCGCGCTTGAGGGTGCGGAAACCGCCCTGTCGTCGGCGCGCGGTAGGGCTAGTGACGCGGCCGATAATGTGGCGGCTGCGCAGCGCCGTATGGCTGATGCTTCCGATGTGGGTTCCGCAAAAATGCAATCTTTGGGGGCCACGTTTGATAGTGTGGCTGGCCAGGGCGCGGGCTTGTTTGGGCAGTTGGGGAAAGTGTCGGGGCTGCTTGCGGCTGGTTTGGGGCTTGCTGGTGGCGTGGGTTTCCTGAGCGAGGCCATTAAGGAAGGCCGGGAGTTCGATGGTGTGCTGGGTTCGCTTGGTGCCGTGACGGGTTCCACTGCGGAGCAGTTAGCGAAGGTGAAGCAGCATGCAAAGGATTTGGGTAATGATGAGTCCCTGGCTGGCACTTCCGCGGCATCGGCTGCTGATGCTATGCTTGCCTTGGCTAAGGGCGGCATGGATGTTTCTCAGGCTATGGATGCGGCTAAGGGTTCGATTCAGCTTGCTGGTGCTGCCCAGATTAGTGCTGGTGACGCGGCGGATTTGCAGGTTGCGGCACTGAATAGTTTCCACCTGGCCGCGGATCAGGCGACACGTGTTGCGGATGTTCTTGCAAACACCGCAAACAACACTGCCACGACTGTGACGGACCTTGGCGAGGCCCTGAAAATGGCGGCCCCTACCGCGGCGACCCTTGGCGTTTCCTTAGAAGACACTAATACATACATCGGCCTGTTTGCTAACCAGGGCGTGAAGGGCACCATGGCGGGTACTGCTATGCGTTCCGCGTTGCTGTCTCTCACATCGCCTTCTAAGCAAGCAGCAAAAGCCCTTGAAAACATGGGTATCCAGGCGTTTGATGCCGACGGTAAATTTGTTGGGCTGAGAGAAATCACAATACAGTTGCACGATGCGCAAGAGCGTATGGGTGAGTCTGCGTTCCTTGCCGAAGCATCTACCGCGTTCGGGCGCGAAGCCGTGTCGTTCGCCACCACCGCGGCCAGTAGTGGTGTTGAAGCGTTTGATAACCTACGTGGAAAAATGGATGCGGTTGGTACCGCAGGTGAAACCGCGGGGGCGAAACTTGGCGGCCTTAACGGCGCCATGGAACGCTGGGATAACGCCTTGTCAGACGCCAAATTACGCATCTATGAGGTGATTGCACCGCATCTTGAAGTGTGGATGGATCAATTAGGAAAATCTGTTGGTAGCGTTGCCGAGGCGTTCTCTAAAACTGTTGAATGGATTCGCCAACACAACGAACTGGTGGGCACTATCGCCGCTATGATTGGTGGCGTGATCGGCGCCTACACCACACTGAAAGCTGTCCAGGCTGGGGTGTGGGCTGTTGGGGCTATCAGGAATTTCATGGTTTTGCTTCAGGCGATGCCTGCCCTGCTAGCCGCACAGCGGGCCGGAACCTTGGCGGCCACAGCCGCTAACCTGGGGTTGACTGGCAGTTTCACAGGGTTGAACGCCGTGATGGCCATGAACCCGTTCATTGCATTGGGCTTGGCTATTGCTGCCGTGGTTGCTGGCCTAGTGTATTTTTTCACCCAAACCGAAACTGGTAAACGCCTTTGGGGTGAGTTCACAGACTTTCTTAAGAATGCTTGGGAAGGCGTCAAGGAAGGCTTGGCTAATATTGGGCAGTGGTTTAGTGAGAAATGGCAGGCCGCCACCGAAGGCCTATCCTCACTAAAAGACAAGGTCACCAACACTTTCAACGAACTAGCGGGGCCTGTGAAAGACTTCGCCGGGAATGTGGGCACGTGGCTTAGCGAGGGCTGGGAAAACCTCAAAACCGGGGCAGGTGTCTTCAAGGACATCATCGGTGATGCTATCAGTAAAGGCTGGGAAAATGTTAAGGATATTTTCAGTGCTAGCATTGACACGGTGAAGGAAGTTTTTTCCGGCTTCTTCGTGGCCCTGGTGGATATTGTTACTGGTAACTGGGAGGATGTGCCCAAGGCTTTTGGCCGCATGTGGGATCACATTAAGGATATTTGGGGTGAGGCCGGGGAGAACATTAAGAACCGGTTTAATGAGTTTGCGGAGAGCGTGAAGGGCAAACTGGGGGCGTTCAAAGATGCGGCTGTGAATAAGATTAAGAACATGTGGGGGGATATTGTCCAGGGGTTCCATGCTGGTGTGGCTAAGGTGATTATCACGGTGACCGGCTGGAAGAATCAGTTTCTCACCCACCTTGCGGAGATGATTAGCAAGGGGCTGAAATTTGCGCAAGAGTTCCCGGATAAGCTTAAGAATTTCTTCGCTAAAGCGGGGGCTTGGCTGGTCAATGCGGGTATCAATATTTTCACCGGTTTGCTTAATGGCCTGCGTGAGGGCTTCGCTAAGGTGATGAACTGGCTGGATGAGAAGGTTTCCGCTATCCAGGACAAAGTTTCCAGTGTAGCATCTTCGGCGTTTAGTATCAACACTGAGGGGTCCCGTCACGCTAATGGGGGTATTGTCGGCTATGCCCGTGGTGGTTTGGCTTTTGCTAAGGGCGGTGAGAATCACACTGCGACGATTGCGGCACCCGGGGAGTGGCGTGTGTGGGCTGAGCCGGAAACTGGTGGTGAGGCGTATATTCCGTTGGCCCCGGCTAAGCGGGCACGGTCTACCGCTATCCTGAGCAGGGTTGCTGATATTTTCGGCATGCGGTTGCAGGATAAGGCCACTGGCATGCCTGTGCAACCTACTTACACCGGGAATATTTATGGCGGCCAAAAGTTTGCCGAGGGTGGTGTTACCGGCCGTGACCTGGTAAGGTTTGCCCAGGGGCATTCTGTGAAGGGCTATCAGGCTTCCCGCCCGCTTGAGGGGGCACCGTATGTGTGGGGTGGTTCGAACTGGGGCGACTGTTCCGGCGCGATGAGCGCTTTCGCTGCCCTGGCTGCTGGCATAAACCCATTCCCCCGGAAGTTTGCTACCGGGAATCAGGGCGACTGGGGCGCTTCTCATGGTTTCCACAGGGGTGTTGGTGGCGCTAACACGTTCACCATGTGGTGGTTCAATGGCGGCCCGTGGGGTGGGCACACTGTTGGTAAAATCGACTATGGTTCCGGTAGTGTGTTTGTTGAAATGGGTGGCCAGCGGGGTAATGGCCAACTGGGGGGCATGGCCGGCGCTAACCTGTCCCAGTTCACTGATGCAATGTTTATTAGGTTGCGTGGTGGCGGCTCACAGTATTCTGCTGAAAAGTTCGAGGAAACCCTAGACCGTTTCGACGGCCTGCCTGGTAAGATTGATGGGATTACTTATAGCCCGGATGAGGGTGGTTTTACCCTGGATTCGGGTGTGGCTACGACACGTAGTAGTGATTCTACGGGTAGCGGCACCCCCGGCTGGGGGTCGGCTGCTGAGCTGCATAAGGCTTTGGCGAAGTTTTATGGCTTACAGGAAACTAAGAAGGGCACTGCGCTTACTGGTAGTGGCAACGAGTACACGGGTAGTGGGGTTGCTGGACCCAAAGAATTGGGTGACCCGCTAACGCTTGACCCTGATAAAGACGTGCCGTACGGCCAGGATGGGAAGAAACATAGCGGTTGGGGCCATGATTATTTCGTTCACGAAATTTCCCGGCGCGCAAAGGACTTCTCACTTTCTTCTAAGGGTGCGATGATCGGTGTTGCCACCGCTTTGGTGGAGTCCGGCGACCCCCTGCGGATGTTTGCAAACGCTAAGGTTCCAGGATCATTAGCATTCCGCCATGATGCTGTCGGATCAGATCATGATAGCGTTGGCTTGTTCCAACAGCGCCAAGCCGGGTGGGGCACCCTTGCCGAACGCATGGACCCCTACAAATCCGCGGGCCTGTTCTATAAGGCCATGCTATCGAAGTTCCCGGGGTGGGAATCCATGGCCCCGGGTGCTGTGGCGCAGGGTGTACAGGTTTCCGCTTTCCCCACACGGTACGCAACTAAAATGGATCGGGCGTTATCCCTGGTCAAGGGCACCGGCTTGTATGATAATGGCGGCTGGTTGCCGTCTGGCGGTATGGCGGTGAACCTTTCGGGTAAGCCGGAGCGTGTCTTGACTCACCAAGAGTTCTTGGGCCTTGACCATTTGGCTAACTCGATTGATAGCTTGGTCAGTAAAATGGAGCCCATCGTGGAGCGTATCGGCTCGCAGTGGGAGGAACGCCGTGCTGACTATGAGGGCGATTTTCTGGGGTCCGCGCAGATTGTTCAGGATGCTGAGCAGGGGTTAGCGGAAACCCGGCGCCAGGTTGTGGACAACACGAAGGCGGAGAAGGAAGCCTTAGAAGAGGTTGAGAAAGCCCGCAAGGAATATCAGGAAGCCGAGGCGAAGGGGGCGAAAGTTTCCACGGCGTCGGCTAGGAAGATTCAGGATGCTGAAACGGCACTTGCCCGTGCACGATCCTCGAAGGCCAAGAATAAGGCTGAGAAGATTGCGGATGCGGAGAAGCGTTTAGCTAGGGCACGTGAGGACGCCGCGGCTTCGATTGATAAATCCGATAATAAGAATGCTGAGGAACAGAAGAAAAAGCTTGAGGCTTTGAACAAGGCTGAGGATAAGCTTGCTAAGGTCCGTAAGCAAAACGGTGACGCCCTGAAGCAGATCGAGGTTGCGGAGCGCACTGTGATGGCGGCACGTATCCAAGCAATACGTGATCTTATCACCGCGGCACAGAATGAACTGTCTAGCATGATTGGGGCGTTTGCCCTGGTAGCAGGGGTTGTTTCCGAAGCCCACGACACTGTGCAGAAAACCCGTAAAGAGGTTCGCAAGCTCAAATATGATCTGACGCAGGCGATGTTTACCGCAACGCAGGCGGCTATCGCCCTGAGAAATGCGGAGTTCAACCTTGCGCAGGTGCGCGCCACGGGTGCCGTGAATCAGGCAAAGGCGCTTGAAGCGTTGGATAAAGCAAGGCTTGAGGCGAACAAGCAAATGTACGACCAATTCGGTTTCGCTATTGATCGGTACATTGAGAAAGGCACCGGGGCGTGGGGCACGGTCGCGGGTGAGGCGCAACGCCGTACCAACCAGGTTCGGGCTGCGGAGTGGGAACTTCGCCGTGTACAAGCTGAGAATGCTCTTCAGCAGCACACTGCTATGATGCAGGCGAAGGATGCGGCTTTTGCGGCTGCTGAGGCTACTTTGAACCAGGCTAAGGCTGCTGAGCTGCTGAAACTGTCCACCCAAAAGTTGCAGGTGCAGGCGGCTAAACTGTATGGCCTAGACACCCCTGGCCTGTCTGGGGCGCAGAAGGGTTTGCAGGGTTTGCAGAAGGGCGCTAGCGGCCTGATGGGTGTGCTTGGCGGCCTGGTATCGGCGGGCCTTGGTTTCTACACTGGTAATATTGCTACCGGTGTGGGTGGTGCTCTGACTGCGATTAAGAGCATTGGTGATATTTTCACAGGGTTTCATGCACTCAAGGCCAATAAGGATGAGACCGGTAAGGTTTTCAAGGGCTTATCGCTTGGTAAGAAACTATCATTAGGTTTGGCCACGCTGCTTGGCGGGGCTGCTGCGGCTGGTGGTGCCGTGGCTGGCGTGAATGGGTATGGTGTTGAGGCTGCTACTGGCGGGGCGAAGGTCGGTTCTGAGATCATTAACTCGGCTTTCGGCACGATTGCCGAGAACATGAAGACCGACATGGAGCGCCTCAATTTGGAGTTCCAGCGTCGTCAGGAAGCGTTACAGAATGACTATGCGTCACGTTTGCAAAACATTCAGAACGAACACGAGTATAATAAAACTGCTGGTGAGCTGCGTAAAACGGAGCTGAGTAAGCTTGTTGAGCTTGCAAGTATTAATAAGCAAATTCAGGAAGCCGCGTCGAAAGAGACCGTGGAAGCGTTGAAGCATCTGGCTGATGTGACTGAGCAGCAGCGCAATTCTGAGCTGCGTTTGCATAAGGATACGATCCGTGATTTGCGTTTGGCGTTGCGCCAGTCTGGTGCTGAGGCTGAGCATGCGGCTGCGGAGTCGGAGCGTGTGGGCAACAAACGCGCTACCGTGACCGTGAATTTGCCTTCGGATAAAACCGCCTACAGCGCCGATGAGGTGAAGGCCCTTCTGGAGCAGATTAGTAAGTCGCAGGCGGATTTGGATTTGCGCGTGCGTGAGATTGAGGATGAGAAGAAGCCGAACGCTTGGGACTTCCAGCGGTCTTTACGTAAGGCGGACTGATTGTGATTTAGCCCACGTCCTGGTTTGCCGCGTAAGCCCCTAACGGGGCAGGGCTGGGGTGATTGTCCATTCCTGATAGTTGCCCCCGCTATCGCCCCGCTAGGCCCCTTAAACGACATTCCCCCTGGTGGGCAATACTACTACAGTTTAGGCATAAGAAAAGCGCCCCCTGATATTAGGGGGTGCTTTTTACGATGCGAGAAGAGGGGAGAGAACGCTTTTACTTATCTTCCTTCAGGGCCTCCTTAATCCGCTCGATCAGGGTAGCTTCCTTGATATAGAAGCGGGCGCGGTCATTGATCTTCACATGCACCTCACCATCGGCATCAATCCAGGCTTTCATGGCTTTCAAAGATTTGCCTGTGTTGTTGCTCACTTTTTCGCCGTCCAACTCTGCGTAGCAGATGTTGCCGGTGCCGTAGTAGCTGAGTTCAACGCCTACGGCTTCCGGCCAACCATTGAGGTAGATGCGGGTTTCCCCAGTGGTGGGGTGCACCCATTCTTTACCGGTGATGCCGTTGGGGTAGGTTGTGATGCTGGTCATGGTGTCCTCCTTGGACTTCAGGCCCCAACGCTCTTGGTTGGGCTTTATCTTCAACCTGATGCCTTTAATTATACATGATCCCGCACCCGTGTCAAACCATGCCATTGTGATACTGCCCACGTTTTGTTGTCGCATGCTATAATGGTTTAGTTTTGACCCCTAACATTTGGAGGTAGCATGCTATCAGCATCTCTTGGTTCCTTAGGTTTTATTAAGCCCGATCTTGAACACATGAAAAACAATCCAGATAACAGCAATTGGGTGTACCGTGACTACACCCTAGTTGAGGAAAATATCCAGGGCATGGTCGGCGAGTTTGAGGACACTGTGCAAACCCCCGTAAGCGGCTTAGGTCAGGTGTATAAAGGGCACCGCATTAAGCCGTTCACCGGCGAGTTCATCCTATCTGTCACCCCTGGCCCCGCCAAAACCGGGGAAGCAAGTTTGTATAACTCTTTCTTAAGGTTACAGAATGAGGTGCAGCCAGGTAAGACTTTCATTTTCAACGTGCATAACGCACCATTCGTCACCTCCTACGGGCAAGGCCAGGACAAGTTCTACAACGCAACCTACAGCGCGCGTTTGCGCACTACCCGTTCACTAGCGTGGCCGAACCCTGACCCACAAGATTTTGACCAGGATAACATTAAGGTTGTTGTGCCCGTGATCTGCGATGACGGTTTTTGGTTCCAGGCCAAAAGCGTCTACCCAAAATTGCAAAATGGGGTGCAGGTGGCAAGTTTCCAGCGCAAGTCAAACATTCCTTCCGGTTTTAAGGTTACTCTCAGGTTTAAACGGAATGAGACCACCAGCTTTAAGGGTGTGTGGCGGGGCACCGGCCTGGATTTTCTTAACCTAAACTTAGAAGCGGGCGACTTTGAGGGGCTTGTTTACATCAATTTTGATCTTGGCGAGGCCCCTGTGGTCCGCCGCGTCGGCAGCGGGCAGGTGGTTGAATCCCTCACTGACCAGCTGAAGCCACAGGATTATGCGCATTTGCAGTCCCCGGCTGGCGATGTGGTGAAAATCACGGGAAACTTCGATTATAGGATTGACTACGAAGAGCGTCACCTGGTGCCGTGGGGCGGGGACGAAAGCTGAGAAAATGCCCGGTATACTTGACACGATGAACGCCACGGGGGCGTGGGAAAAATGGTTTGACCTGCGCGCCAACGTGATTAAGCAACGCGGCGTGTATGTTTGCATATGCAACGGTAGCGGACAGCCCATGATCGAGCTGGATAATTATAGTGATCTTTCCTATAATTTTCAGCACAACCAGCCGGGCACCGCTAGTGTGCGTGTTGGGCTGGATGTGGAGTATTCGCAAGCCGGAGTATTCACGCCCCCACCAGGCGCCGAGCATGATATCCAAATTTTTGGTGCGCTAATACACGATGATTTAAAGATGCTGCTTATTGATGCGGGGGATGTGCGCTGGTTCGGGAAGATTAAAATGGCGAAGTTCATTACCCGAAACAGCCGGTTTGATTCGGTCACTATCGAAGCTTTGGAGTACTTGGATGTGTTGGGGGAAATGCCCGCCGTTTCGGACCGTAAAGCCTGGTCGGAGACGAAGAATGAAAAGATTAAAGATAATATCCATACATTGAAGTCGCCACGTGAATACACTCTGAAACTCTTTAGGTCTGGCAACCAGGTGGATGGGTTCACCGTGATAGGTAAGGCCGATGAGACGATCGCTAAATTGATCCAGGAAAACGCTTCTCTCATCTACCGGACCGAGGGGTACACCGGGCCACCGTTCCTTTGCCGTCGGGTGGAAACCGGGTTGGACTCACCCGAGATCACTATCACCCTGGCGGAGGATACAATGGCTAACACTATCAAAGACGCCCTAGAGTTTGCTAACATTAACCTGTTTCTAAGGGTAGCGTACCCGTGTGAAACACTGGATGCTAGCGTGTGGGGCAGGACGCAGGTGGGAACGGTTTTCCCAGTGCCATACATTTTTGTTTCACAAGGGGAGGATGCCAAGAATGCCTAAGGTTAATAAAATTGTTACCCCGAATAGTATGGAGTTTGTTGTCGCCTACCCCACGGCTACACGCCTGTACGGGGCATGGTCGGTCACCTACCCGGATGGTGTTTCATTATCGGAGGATCAGCGGAAACGCTCGGTTTATGTGTACCCGCTTGAGAATGATTTGGGTAACGGCTTGTTCATTCAGGCTTTCCTTAAGTCGGATATTAGTATTAATATTCCGGCGGGCATAACGGATATTGCCCAGGTGATTGATGGGGCCGAGAAGGCTAATGAGATGACCGCTACTTTCACCCGGGATATTGAGGGGGTGGAGGTTGGCAATAGTAACGCTGGTGTTGATGTTTTGCCCGGTGATGTGGTTGATGTGATGGTGGGGCCGGGCATGTTTCGTGAAGCAAAAGTGTCCGGTATCGAGTTTGTGGCCACCCCGGTTGGCGTGGTGCGGAAAATCAAAATTTCTAAGGACATTCTTAACCGTAACGAAAAGCTGCTGAAACACCAGTCGGACACGTGGTTACGCATCGTTGATGAGCGGAAGCGCGCGGGGGCTAACCTCACCGCCCTGGAAGCGTACATGAAATCAAAATTTGGGGTTGACCTGGTGTACGATTTTGAATTCAAGCACCCCAATATGGGGTCAATGGATACAAAATATGAGGTGGTTATCGACCCCAACGGCAAAATTGATGACCAGCCGACACTCACTGTGGATTGCAAAGCTAAGAAAAAGCACCCATGGGGCAGGATGATAGTGGTGCTACAGGATGCTGACACGGGGGAAACCTACACCGACCGGGGGCTTTCGCTACGGTCCGACGAGTTTTGGACATGCTTCGCCACCGGGTGGACTGGCGACCCCCACAATATTAAGAATGGTAGGTGCTACCTATTTTTCAAGGCAACAGATGACTGATTAGGGGTGATGTGATTGTCAACAATTATTGACTATTCGGCTGGTGTTCCAAGCGCCGCCGATGTTAAAAACGCTGGTCATATGGGTGCGGTGCGGTACGTATCCCAACCACGGGAAGCGTGGATGCGGGGCAAGCCGATTGGTAAAAACGAGCTTGACGACTTCTACCGTAACGGCTTGTCAATAGCTTTCGTGTATCAGTACGGGAAGGAACACGACTCGGATATCAAGCGCGGCTACGCGGGCGGCGTGTCGGATGCTACCGCGGTTTTGCAGCATTTGCAAAGCCTGGGACGCGGCGATGCTGCTTGCTTCTTTGCTGTGGATTATAATATTTCTCTCAGCGAATGGAACGATTTTGGGGTCGAATACTTCCGCGGGGTGAACGATATTCTAGGTGCCCAGCGCACCGGAATATATGGGCATTCGCGTGTAATATCGTGGGCTGTTGAGGACGGTGTGATCGCCGACTGTGGCGAAGGTCACTTCCTGGCTTGGCAGACCGCGGCATGGAGTGGGGGCGAGTTGGCGCCCGAAGCCGTCCTGTTCCAGAAAATCGGGACTGTGACCGTGGGTGGTGTGCAGTGTGATGTTAACGAAATCCTATGGCACGAGTGGGGGCAAACGAACGCCAGTGGTACCCCGCATACGCAACTGACGCAACCCATGACCGAAGAAATGCCGGACACAGAGGAACACATGGAAGCCGATATTATGCCGATACAACCAAACCCCAACCACTACGGTGACCCCTTGTTCATGCCTGATGTGTTGCGCGCTTTCGGCGTTGACGTGCGAGAACTTGATGGTTGGCGAGAGTGGGGCATGGGTGACTTCACGAAGATTTGGGGTGTGGCGGTGCACCACACGGGTGCTAATAATACTTCTGCGGAATATATTGCGCGGAACCCCGGACTTGAAAACGGCTTGTCTTCTCAGATTCATTTAAGCCGCACGCCCCCCTATACCGCCACGATTTGTGGGGCTGGTGTGGCCTGGCATTTGGGTCGGGGATCGTACCCCGGCTTGCCGACCGATAACGCTAACCCATATGTGATCGGTATTGAACCCCAGTCGGACGGGGTTTCACCGTGGCCTGATAATATGCTGGACACCTACCACAGGATTGTAGCGGCATTGCTGTGGTATTTGGGTTTGGATTCCAGCCGGTGCATAGCACACTGGGAATACTCATATTATGCGCAGGGCAAGTGGGATCCCGGCGCGGGTGATGGTGTCCCTGGCCACATGATGGACATGGACGAGTTCCGTGCAAATGTTCAGAAATATATTGACAACCCACCTTTTGGGAAAGGGGAGCTTATGGGTGTTTTAGACGCACGCTTTAAATCGCGGGTGCCTGGTAGCGATTGGGAAGGCACTTTGCGTGACTTCATCATCAATACTAACGCGCACTCTTACATGGGTATGGAGTCTGCCCAGCGTAATGGGGATAAGCTGGATAGGCTTATCGAGCTCACAGAAAAGCAGAACGATCTTCTGCAAAATCTTATCAACCGGATTCGGTAAGAAAGGGGAAAGCTTATGGCTTTCAATAATCAAACCGCAGATGTGCTAAACCAGGCTTTGCGGAATATTGCTGCTAAGCAGTCTCTCAGCAAGCGTAAGGCCAACACTGTGACCGCGGCTTTCGGTAGCGCACTGCTGATTGTGGCGGTGGTGCTGACCGGCGTGTTTGCGCACCACACTAACCTGCCCGCTTACACTGAGCAGATCGTCCCGATCATTCTTAGTGTTCTCACAGTGTTGGGTGTGTCTCGCACCCCTAACGGTGTCACTGATAGTGTGGTGGACAAAATCAATAATGAGCTGTTCAACATCATTGATGATACGGAGGCGGGCAAGTCCCATAACCGTGTTGTTGCGCCCGCGGTGATTGAGGCCCCGGAAAAGTAGTATTTGAGCAGTGATGATTGCCCCAACCTATTTTCTATTTGGGTTGGGGCTTTTCATAATACCCGAAAGGTAGAACATATGATAGCCGAATTGACGGCGTTGAGCGCAGCCCTAGCCACCGCAGTCACCGCCCTTATAGCAGCATGGATGAAAGCTAAAACCGATAACCAAAACCTTAGAAAAAGCGAAATCGAACGCATGGACCAACGTATTACCAGCCTATCAGATCAGGTAAACATATTGGAGAAACGCATTGATGAGGAACGCGACCGCAGGCACGCTATCGAGGATATAGCGTCACGCTTGCATAGGGCACTGGAGCGTGCTATAAGCGTGATAGATAGGCTGCTGAGTATACACAGGGAGCATCATATACCTGACGATGAGCTGATAAATGTACAGGTCAAACAGCTTCGCCAAATCAACAGCACCCTTGACGACGACCAATAACATCACAGTGACATTAATGGCACATATGAAAACACCCCCGGTTTTAGCGCCGGGGGCTTTTGTTTATGTCTACCGATAGAAGAATTCGGCTTCCGCTTTGAACCGCCTGAACGCCCCATCATGGGGGTGGCTGATGGTGCCGTCCAAAACCAGATTCACAAACCGCATGCCCGTTTTCACCAGGCTGTCGATAAGCTTATCATCGCGGGGCACGGTCATGGTGGTGATCCTACCGGGGTGGAAACCATCGAACGACTCCAGCCTTTCTTCCACCACGAACAAACACTTTTCCGCATCGGTGATAAGCATTTCCCATTGGCACTGACGCATATAATTCTTCGGCATGTGCGCCACGTCATCAAAGAAACGCTTCGTGCCAGCGGTTTTAATCTGCACCGTAGCATTCTTGCTGGGGATAAGCCCATCAGGGGTGGCTGCAAACAGTGGGTGGGTTGTGGAAACTAAAAGGTTTGTGTTATGCTCAACCGGAATCCACGCCCCTAATAGTTTCCCCACAATTACCGGTTCCCGAATGTTGCCCCACTCCGTGTATTCGTTCCCCCGGAAGGGGGGTGTGTCGCCCCATTTTTCCTCACCGAGGTTCACCATGGCCTTGACGGCTTTCGGGCCGAGCTTGCCCATTTCGCTAGCGGTCAAGTATGATTTTCTTAGCTTTAACCAAGCCGCCCGGCTTTCGTGACTTAATGACGAATATCTCACAATCTCTCCCTAGACCATCTTTGCAGGGTTTTCCGTAAACACTGAACTGCTTGGCGTACCACCGCAGACTGTAGCTGTCCGACATGTGCAACATGTGAAACCTTGCAAGCACCCTTGCGGCATACACCATGCTGTCAAGAATCATTTTATTCTCTTCAACTGTCATGGACTTAGGTTTTGTTAAGAGTTTCAGTAGCTCATTGTCCACACCATACACCCGTGACACGTGTGCCCAACCATCACGGCTATAAAAACCGGAAAGCATACGGACAGCGTGGTGCCGTAAAACTTTATCGTACCAAACAATCTTATCATGGAGTAGCATGGGTCACCTGCGGCTATCCCAAAGGAACACAATAGTAACAATCATTCCGCAAACCAGTGCAACAATCTCAGAGACTAACATGTCGTACCCCTGAATCCTTGCAGTCCCTAAAATCAATTTTAGGGCAGTCTAAGAAAAACCCGCCAGACAGAGCACTATTATACCCACAGGTGCTGATATGGTAGCCGGGGGAGATGAAACCGTCATCACCTAGCGGGGTTTGCCTCCTGACTTCGGCAAGCAGTTTTTCGTAATCAAGCCCATACTTTTTGCAATACTTTTGCACGGTTTCAAAAATCCAGGAATACATTCTGCGGATCGTACTATATTCTGGGGGTTTTGGCCTACACGCATCAAAGAGTGAATTTTGCTCAACCGCTACAGCCAGCAGCTGGGCCAATGTCTCACAGGCGAAATCATGTGTAAACTTCTGGTTGCGCATAGTATCCCCTTCCCAATCTCGCCGTGTCATTAAATTGCGGATCACATCATTGTACTCTCTCTCTCCAGGGTGACCTTCTACTGCGAATATGAAAGTGTTCACATAGGCCTCTAGGTCCGAGTGCCGAAGGTTGCTGTTTGCCTTCCTGAAAAAGTTAATCATTTTCACCACACGTCATTGCCACGATTCTTCCTTTCTGAAAATGTTACCCCCAATAGTGTTGCCTGCCCTGGCCCCAAACCCCACCCCCATAATAGGGGGCTAACCGTTAAACTTCTTCTTTCTCTTCCTCGGCTTCGTCTTCAGCACGCCATTCCGCAATCTGCTTCTCCCAAACTTTCACGAACGGATCGAACATTTGTTCGCGCCACCCTGGGAAAATCTTATCCAGAAGCGTCACATGGCTGGGGTGGCGGGCGGTATCCAACCGCACATCATGCGCCCGGCTATCACCACACCCGAACCGGTCACCCGACAGCAGGAACCGCGACTCCCCCGTGCCTGTGTCGTAGCTCATGGTCACCCACACCGTTGACCCATCGGGCCATTCCAGCTCATAGAAGCTGGTCGCCAGCGCATCGTAAACATTTTCATTATCCGCATAAAATGTTCGATTATATTCATGGATATCAACATCATCATTGATAGGCAAATACAGGTTTCGGATATCGCAAGCGTCAAGCATCTGTAAAAACTTACGATGATCGACACGCACGCCCTCCTTCAGGCCTGCATAAACACCATCACCAACAACCTCCTTGGCCCCCAAATGCGTGTTCAAAGCATTTTTGGAAATGTACTTCACATCATCACCAATAATAGGGCGGATTTGTTCCTCCACCAAATCATCAGAATCATCAAACCAATCTTCCGGTATCGGGAACCACTCTTCAACATTCAGCATTTTATGCACCTCCACCAATATTATTCTTAATATATTCATAAAGCCGGTCGCGCAACCGATCAACCATGGTACGCCAAGATGTGACCAAAATCTCATCAAAATGGTCACCATGGGAATGGTACTCCTCCGACCACATCAGTCGGCTTGGCTTAAAATCTGCACCGATACGGGTATGAATATCGCCCCACCGGTCAACCACAATATCCTGATCCCCCCACAGACTATGGAAAACCGCAACCAACATGATATCGTCACCGTGCTGAACAGGCTCCCAATCCAAATCAAACACATTGATTTTCGCAAAACGGGACCGGAGCAGGGGTTTCACCGCTTTCACCCACTCTGGGTCATGGCGGTCACCGCCTTCAAGGCTTGTATCGGCAATCATTTCTGCAACACCACGCAAATCATAATCCGAAGGCATGAACTGCCGTGGGTCACGGATCACATAATCGGCTAGGCGCTGCTCAATTTCTGGGATTGTAACCATAATGTTATCCTCACTTTTCCGGTTCGGGGGGCAACCAGTGGCCACCCCCGTTCCGAAAATATTGTTTTTAGTAGTCGAGTGTGCCGTCAGGGTCGAGGGCTTCCAGCATCACTTTCGCATGGGCCACCTCCGCATCGGTGTAATCCTCTGGGTATTCCAGGATAGCGCTATGAACCTGGGCTGCAGCGATTTTCAGGCATTCCTCAGCCTTGGGGAACAAGCGCAGCAAATCTTGCATTTCAGGATCATTAGGGGCTGCGGACACGAGCCATTCATAATGCACGTAATCGAAGCGTTGCCCTTCAATGCTGACTGCGAAACGGCCGGTCAATTCTTCGGCGCCGTCGGTGTAGTCAAGCCCAGTTTCGAATGCCACATGGGCAACCAGCCCCTCGCCAACTTCTTTATTGAACCCCCCATAGCCGAAAACATCAACCGCGGGGGAGTCTTCATACAGGACTTCGAAGCTGTAGAAGTCTTCACCCTCAAAAACTTCACGGATCAGGCCCTCGATGGTGGCAGGTGCCTGATTTTGGTACTGTGCTTGCATGATGGTCCTCCTTGAACCTTAGGGCACCAACCCTTTTGGTTGGTCTTTTCTGTTTTACCCTATGCCCTTATTATACAGTGTGGCTTGCCCCGGCGTCAAACCCCCACGCCGTGTTTTACATCACATCACATCGGTTTCGAGTAGTTCTGTGAGCTCCCCCTTTTTGGCCAGGTATGCGCGGCGATAGTGTGCACGCGCTTTTTCCCCTAGGGTTCGGTTTTCCCAGCGGGCTTCCATCTGCCAAAGATTGAGGGTTTCGCACACGTATTCGATACGTGCGTTGCGTGCGGACTTGCGAATGAACTTGATTTGTGATTGGGGGTTCCAGTCCAAACCATCGAACAACCATTCGATCGTATCCATGTCGCGCTGGTCATTCAGCAGAATTAATCCTAGCACAACAATCTCGCCGGGGTTTTCCTCCCGTAGTGCGGCTTCGATCACAACCGGGTGATTGTTAGCATCGGTGGAGCCCCACGGGAAGTCATATAGCACATTCACCGACAGGGACAGTTTGCCCTGGGTGACGAAAACACCGCCTTCCCAACGGTCCACGCCACAGAGTCCACGCCACCATGCTTCGGTGACCTCAGGGGCGACGGTTTGCCCGCATGTGAGCATAAAACCCTTGATTACTTCAAGGTCGTCTTGGCTGTTTTCCACCACAATATCGAAAATGTTTTCCATGATCTTTGGGGCCTCCTACCCCTCACCCGGCCCCCAC